GAAAATCACCTCGCTGGTGTTGCCGGCCCATGCAGCCACCTGTGGCACTGGGATTCCGGCTTCAATCCAGCGGCTGATTGCCGTATGCCTGCAGTCGTACGGACGGTACAGGTGGGAGATCAACCCAGCGCCATGCAACGGCTGCAGCTTTTTACGGAAGTAACTCTGAAACGCCACTCGATTCCACGGGAAGATGCACTCGTTTTCCTGTGGCAGTTGCTCAAGGATGGCTCGGCATTTGCTGTTCAACGGCACCCATCGCTTCTTGTTGGTTTTAGTGCTGTCTTTATAGCCGTGTGTAAGTGTCCAGTTGCTATGTACAAGGATCTTGTTTTCCTTGATGTCTGACCATCTCAAAGCTCGCACCTCACCAGTACGCATTGCAGTTTGCAGCATGAACTCGGTGTACCACGACCAGTTGACATCTTGATAGCTGCATTTTGCAGCAAGTGCAGCAAGCACTATGCCGACTTCATTGCGTGGTATTACGACAATCTCCTCGTCTTTTTGCGGCGCCTTCGGCATTTTGAAGCTGGCCAGCGGGTTGCGCTCTAGGTAGCCAACATCCTCTTGCGCCGCCCACTTGTACATGCTTTTGGTGTACATCGCCACGCGCCGTGACGACAGCACAGGCTTTTCGCCTAGGACCCAGATCATCACCTGTCTTGCGTGGCTGAGGTCCTGCACAGGACATCGAATCAACCACTTGCGAACCTGCCGGTAGTCAGAGGTAAGGCTTGTTGGGCACAAGGCAATAGAACGCTCAGCGAGGAAGGCGTCCCAGAGTTCTACAAGTGTCATGTACCAACCCTACAAGAAAAGCCCGCCGGTTACAGCGGGCTCACGCTCAGTATTGAAGGTGACTACTGGCTCTAGCAAGCCATCAGCACGCAGGGCACGCAGTAGCTACCGTCCTCGTAGGTGCAGCTCACGTTGGTGCTGGTGACCTTGGCCACAGTCTTGCTGCGAATGATGTCGTCGTCCTGGGGTTTGGCAGTGCCATCACCAGCGGACATGAGTAGATCGCCACGCTGAACTGTGACGCCTTCGGCAATGCGGATGATCATGTCACCCGTCATTGCACAGTAGAAATCTTTGGTGTGAACTTCATCGTCATTGTCCCACCCCTGAAACACACCAGCAACATTGAAATCACCTTCAACATCGCTCACTTTCATGCGGTTGAGTTGTTCATTTGTTTGTTCGCCCCAATCGCACATTTCATCCAAGTTGCTCAGCACAGTGCCGCGTAGGATTTCAACACGATCTCCGTTCCCAGGGAGCTGTGACCAACGGCTTAGGTGAGCACCGTTCAGAGAGACAGTGTTACCTGAAACAGAAATGCTGCCTTCAATGGCTGTGTCTTGGTAAAACTCAAGCAGGTTGCCGTCATCGGTAGTCCTGTTGACATGCAATGGCGTACCAGACGCACGTTGGAAAGTCCCAGCTCCAACGACAGTAAGCCGTTCGGCGCTGGTAATGATTGCGCCTGTTGTTCTATTGATAAATACGCCACCTGCATTATCAATCCTCATCCGCTCCGTAGGACCAGCCGCGCCATCTGCCGTAGTGGAGAACACTAACCTGCCCGGCATGTCATCAGCGCCGGGGGTGCCGTCTACTTGTGCTGTAATTGATGCGCTACTGACAAAGTTTGTATTATCGGCACCTTGGAAAAAGATCGAGCCCAGCGAATCACCATCAGCAACGATGTCAGGAGTTGCATCGCCTACTGTTGTGGAGCGTGATTTAGCGAGGTAAATTCCGCTTTGTCCGGTATCGTTTGAGTTCCTAAGAATTGACAATGCTGAGTTGTTAAGAGAGGTGCCTTCTATTTGGAAGGGGCTGGTTCTTGCGCCGCTTGTGAAGTTTGCACGCGCACTAGACGTGCCAACTAAGAGGCGACCCGAGGCATCAAATCGCGCTTTTTCACTGCCACCTGTGACAAACGCAAGATTATCCGTGGCAGGCCGATACAAACCGGCGCTGAACGCTACGGCAGAACTGTTCGCGGTGAAGGCAATTCCTCCGGCTGTACTTGAACAAGCAATGGTTCCATTGACATCCAATGTAGTAGCCGGACTCGTAGTGCCAATCCCTACGCGGCCTGCGGAGGTGATCCGCATCCGCTCGATTCCGCTAGCGCTATCGGCATTGGTGCGAAAAGTTAATGCCGTTGCATTCTGAGCTGTAGTTTCATTTACGCCATAAATGCCTGCGGCTCTGGTTGCGCCTCCAGTGTTTGGGGAAAATGTAATACCTATAGCCGTATTAGCTCCTGAGTTTTGGTTGTGCAGTAGCACACCAACCGCATCAACACCGGCAGCATCTTTCCGTATCTCTAAAAGTTCCTGAGGACTAGAAGTCCCCAGACCTAAAAGGCCAGCGGAGGTTAGGCGCATCCGCTCGTTTCCTAGCGTATAGGCAACAAGGGCTTCTCCCGTCGCACCTAAAAAAGGCGTAAAAGTACTCCCATTAGGGTTAAAATATATCCCAGCGAGGCTTCCCGTAGTGCTCGCAAGGATAAGCTGCTCGGCAGCAGCAGATGAAACAACTAATGCTCTGTTTGGACTAGACGTGCCGATACCAACTCGCCCACTCGCATCAACAAACAACCGCCCCGTGCCATTAGTTGAGATGGCTAGTTGGTCAGCGCCAGGGCTGTAGATGCCGGTGTTTTCGTCGCCTTCGATGGCAATGCTTGGTGCAGCAGCAGTACCAAGCGGCACGCCACGGAACAACTCCTCAATGGTGATCCGCTTGTTCTTACTGGCAGCAGCAACCTCGCTGATGTCAACGATGGGCAGGTAGTCACCAGCCGCTGGTGCAGTCAGTGCTGTCAGATCCGAAATCTTACGGTCAGCCATTGCTGGAACAGTCCTTTATGGCCTACTCTACTGCTTCTGGGATTTCAGGCGCCACAAAGCTGCCGTCTGCATATCCCCAGCCGATACCTGCGCCATCCTGCAATGGCACCAGATCGCAACCTTCAGGTGGTTGCCATGATGCCTCGCCATCCCAGATGGTGACATTGATGACGATGCCGTTTTCGACGATTGCGTAATTCATAGTCATCACCAGATGTAGACGATGCAGAGGCCAGCGCCGCCAGCACCACTGGCAACTGCTGTTTGATTAGAACCACCGCCGCCGCCGCCCGGTACGGATGCAGCAGTGCCGGTGTTGGACGTGGCGCCATCACCACCGTTGAGGCTGTCGCCACCTGCGCGTTGGGTGGCAGAACCGCCAACAGAAGCAGCGCCACCACCGCCGCCACCCCAGAAAGCAGCCGGGCCATTGCTTGTGCCGCTAGCGCCACCGGCACCACCGTAATCACCTGTATCCCCTGCATTGCCGCCGGTCAATATAGAGCCGTGGCCAGCACCGCCTGTACTGCTAGATCCAGCAGCCAGGCTGCCGCCACCGCCGCCGCCAGTAGCAATAAGTGTGCCCCCCACATTGGTGCGGCTACCACCAGCGCCGCCGTAAGCAGTCATCAAGCTGCCGAAGCTGCTGGTGCCGCCGACGTTGCCATTGGCATCAGTGCCGGATGCAATGGCTGCACCACCTGCGCCGATTGTGACCGCAGCAGAACCGGGCAAATCAGACAACTGGAATAACCGCTGCACGCAAGCACCGCCACCACCGCCACCACCGGCTGTTGCTCCGTATCGCGCACCACTGCCGCCGCCGCCCCATAGCGTGATCAGTGCAATGGTGCCGGCGGTGGGCTTTACCCATGTGCCGTTAGCAGTAAAAACTTCCTTACTAGAGCCGGGCGGGATGGCGTTCCAGCTTGCGACAGTGCCGTTAGTGGTGAGGTACTTACCGCTTTGGCTGGTCTGCGACGGCAGCGTGCCCTCAAAGGTGATTGTATTACCAACAATCGTGGCGACCTTGATCCAGGCGTTGTTGTTGGAATTGCGCTTTCTCCAGACTGGGGAGGTGGATGTTGGATCGATTGTCGTTCCAAGGTCGATCCAATCCTGAAACGCCACCGTGCTTGATGGCTGAGGAACGCCGCTGCTGTTTGAAAACAGTGCGGCCAGGTTGTTGTTGATGTCAGCGCGGACCGTCGGGAATGTGTCGTTCTGAACGGTCTGGTCAGCTTGCGCCATTAGACGATCTCTCTGCCGTAGCCAGTAGCAGTGTAATCGCAACTGCGGGTGACGCCTGCATTGGCACTGTTGTAGAAGTTTACAGTGAAGCCGGTGCGGCTGGTAGAGGTGACCGTGTAGTAGTCACCAGTTGCCATGTTCGACGGGCTGATCACGATGTTCGGTGTCTGGTAAAACGCCTGCGCAAACGTGACCGTGTAGGTGTTGGCGCCAGTGCGGTTGCCAGATTCAACTCGCTGCTGCAGTTCAGCCGTTGCACCTAGGTCTGAGATCGCCAAGCCGATTAGGTTGCTTTGGGTGATGCCAATCACCCGCACCTGGATGGCGCGTGCCCGGACCACGGCATTGACAAACTCGTTCCATGGTCCCCACGTTGGCGTGCCGGCTGGGTTGTCGTTAGTTGTGCGGACATAGGTAATGCAGTTGGTTTGGTCAAGGTCACTACCGTCGAAGTTGCCGGGTTGGTCGTCAAAAAAGCTATCCACCGTGCCAGTACCTGTGCCAGGGCCTGTTGCCGTGAAAATAAGGCCCACGGTATTGCTGTCTGCGCCAATGGCAAGAAAATCTGTTGTACCGATGGAAACAATTTTATACCTTTTGCCTGCGACAATTCCAGTCACGGACAATGCCACCCCGACGCTATCAAAGTTGATTGATGTGCTGACCGGATAGCTAATGATCCGGCGGCGAAGGTTGATGTCATAAACCTGCGTCAGGTCCAGCGTGTCCTTGTAGACATAGGTACCAGTCAGCGCAGTCGCTGGGTTCAAATACAGCGCAACCTTGCCAGCGTCATACACGAAGTTGGTTTTGGTGCCATCAAACTTGGGCACCAGGTTTTGCTCTTCCCAGACCTTTACGCTTAGGCGTGGCTGCGGCGTGGGCAATGCTGCATGGATGCCGACCGGCACCAGCGACCGCACGCCGGACTGATCACGGAAGGCGACGAAATAAGTGCCGGCCAGCAACGGCACCTGCTTTTGGGTTTGGTTGCCAGCCGCTGCCTGCACGATGGCATTACTGGTTGACCACTCCGCTGCTGGCATGTCACGCGGGTCATGGCGAATCAGCACTTCACCGCCAATCAGCACATCGAGGTCGGTCGCTAGATCCCACTGGATAATGGCGGTGCTTTCGTTGATGGGCACCAAGCTGACGCCTGTCGGGTTGGCAGGTGGTGCGCCAACGCCCGTCACCGAGAACATCATCTCTGCCGGTGCGCTGCTAATCACCTGCGTGGAGCTGATTGCATACACCTCCACTTGATAATTGCCGGTTGTGACGTCCTCGATTTCGTACAGCGGGCCGTATTGGCGCACCTCGGTCCAGTTGCCAAACTCTGCCCGCCACCGAATTTTGTATTCATTGACGCCACGGACACCCTTCCATGTGAGTGCCAACTTGGTGGTAACCCGACCATTGAGCGGATACAGAATCTCGGTGCCGGTCAAGTCCTGCGGTGTTTCAGGTGGCACGTTTAGGTTGGTAATGTCGCGGGCTTCAAGTGGTGCGCCGCGCTCCACATAGTCGTATTTGCTGCTGTTGTAGCTGACGGCTGTGATCGAATAATTGATGCCCTCTTCTTCTTGGATGCCCAGCACCTTCCATTGCGTCGGTTGGATGTCGCTGGTTTCAACCATCCACACACCACCATTTTGTGGCGCCATGCTGAAAGGCGGCGTGACTGTGTACACACCAGCGGTCAAGTCTGTGATGGTGCGCGATTCAACGATGCCATCGTCTAGCACCACGCTCAGGGTGCCGGTGCTGGGCAGATCGGTTGCATTGTCAACCGTGACGGTGCTTGCGGTTCCGCTACTGATGCGGCCAGCGCGGCGAGCGCCAGACTTAACAGGGTCGGCAATGTTGATGACAGCACCGGGACGAACGATGATGCCGTTCTCCAGGCTGGTGGTAAAGCTGCATACTTCTGTCTCGTAGCGTTCGGAGTAAAGAATCCACTCGCCCACGCGATGCGCTTGTGACCGGCTGGTGGTGGCAAATGCCGTGACCTCTTTAGTCACTACGCCATAACGGGCGATGCCTTCAGGATCTTCGACTACTTCCCGATCAATGTCGCCCAGCTCTAGGTTGAGCCAGCCAACAACAACAACAGTTGAGCGGGTCTTTAGGCTGCTGGTTTCGTAGCTAAAGCCGTCTTCGCTGACATTGGCAAGACTGAACAGCGCAACCGGATCTGATGGCCGGTCCTGCATCATGCTCAACGATCCAGCCGCCCAGTACGGCATGGCCCGGAAAATTGAACACATGTCATTGATTAACCTATAAGCTTCTTCTTGGGTTTGGATGTTGACGTTGCAGCTAAACCGTGGCTCGCTAATTGGATCATTTAGGCCAGTCGATACCAGTTCAGCGCAATACTTACTAGCTTGAAAAAATGCCCACTTGTCCAATGTGTTGGCTTGGATGTGATCACCCAGTCCATAGCGTTTTGATACCAAAATGTCCCAAAGAATCCAAGCGGGGTCGCTGGTCCATGCAGCAGCGCCGAATGTTCCATTCCAAATACCGGAATAGGTGAGCCTGCCGGTTTCTAGGTCAACGGTTGCATTGCTCGGAATAGCAACCTTGATGCCACGAATTTTGTAGGCGCGTTGCGGGATGTTGCTGAACTGCTCAGCATCAATCCGTGTGGCAACGTAGGCAGTGTTTGGGTACTTCAGCTTTTTATAAATTAGCTCGGTGTAGCTAGACCACGAGAAAGTATTGGTCTCCTTAATGCTGGTCGGTTCTGCTGATGTGCGGCTAACGCGGATGTCAACCGGAAACGTATCATTAAGTTCTATATTTCCGTTTGTGGTTAAAGAAGAGCTAGCTACATAAGAAAAAGAAGTTAGGCTAATTACTGTGGCAACAGTGTACGTGCTGCTAGCGGCTGAACCAGATAGGATATTTGCGTAGAAAGCTGTGCCGACTGAAAGATTGTGGGGAGTAGATGTTGTTACGGTTACGGTAAAATTAGTTTGGCTGTAACTTCCGCTGATAACGCCATTAACGGTATCCAAAGTGACTATATAATCGCGCTGATACAGATCAGAAGTGCGGCCTGAAATGGTGTCATTGATGACCGTGGCGTAGCTACCGCCGAAATAACGAACTGCAATTGCTAGCGACAATGACGTGCCAACGATGTCGCCGTTGTCAAGTACCTTTTGCAGCAACGGAACGCTAATGGTTAACCGTACAGCATTGACGTTGGTGTCAATGATGGTCTTTACAACAGGCGTTGCGAGCACCACGTCTTGGCCAACTGAAATCTCTTCCTCGATGGCATCAAACCCCGGCACATAGGCCTGGCTTTGCGTGCCAAACTTGGTCACGACGGTGACGTTTTGAAAGTTAAAGTCGGATTCCTGCGGCAGTGTGTTGTCGGCAGTGGCATTAAGCAGCCGCGTCTTGTTGAAGTAAATATCCTTCATCGACGCATTCATGTATTGCGTCGTGCCTTGCGTCAATCCCAAACGTGATGGCGTGGCAAATCCTTCGATTTCACCTTCGCTAAGGATTTCAACAATCTTGGCGTAAGCCGTTGAATCAAGGTTGTCTTTGGCTTCTGTGGATTTACGAAAAGCGCCGCCGCCTTTACCCTTACCACCACCACCAGCACCGTAGATGCTCATACGCCTGACACCTGCACAATGTCAGCGCCAGCGCTAACGACAATGCCGCCAACCAGCATCTCGCCATAGACAACAGGCACCGGCACACCAGCCCGCGTGGTGTTCTGGATGCCGCTAAAGCTGAAACTTTTCTTGGGGTCGCCTTCGTCTTGGTCGGTTTTGGGCGTTGGGGTCAAAGCCTGTGAGATGCCGCCCACAACAAGACTCAAGCCAACGCTGAACAAAATTTTTCCAACAACGGTGAAGCCAGCAGCCACTGCAGCCTTGCCGCCCGCCGCTGCTACGGCAGCCGCCCAACCAACGCCAGGCACAAAAGCCAGAGCTACTAAGGCAATCCCCAGCAAAATTTTTCCAATTGCGCCCCCGCCGGCAATGACTGGAATAATTTCGATTTCACGGCCCATCGGGTTGTGGATGTCATCGAGGGCCAGGTCTTCGCCAGCGGTATGGACGCGGTAATACTGCTGCGCCATATGGGCTTCTAACTCTGGCCAGTTGGTCACTAGAAAACGGACGGCCTCAGCAGCAGTGGCGACATCTGCTTCCAGTACGCGATGGCCGACGAACTTAGCGAGGGCGCCGTATAGCTTGATCTTACGCAGCATGACGCAACCTCCTTCCGACACATTTTAGGGTCCAACCTCCAAGAATATCCCTAGATGACAGCCGTCCTTGCAGATGGTGAAGCATCATCTGATCGCCTAGGTACACGGCGCAGTGGTTGAGGCCGGGACTGCTGATGCTCATGAACAGCAGGTCACCTTTTTCTAGTTCTTCATCAGGCAGCAACTCGCGGAAACCTGTCACCTTCCAGCAATCATCAAAATACGGTTTGGCTTGAAAGTCTTCTGGGTTGGCGCAGCGCTCCCAGTCGCGTAGCTTGATGCCCTGCTCGGCATACCAGTCACGAACCAGTGTCCAGCAGTCATGCACTGCCCACACCCACTCGCGGCCAATCAATGGCGCCTTATAGCCGCATGGCTTGCATTCGCCCCAGGCTCCTAGGTTGGGATTGACGATGTACCAAGGCAAGCCGCTGGCTTCACATGCGGCGCGGTCTGCTGGTGATGGATGCGGTGGTGTGCTTGGGTGGCTGTGAACAATAGCCAACACCTCGCCTTGATCTTCGGCTGCGGCGTAATCCTCAGTTGACAGCACAAACATCTGATCCGGTGCTGCCGCTTGGTTGCGACATGGGATGTAGTGCTCGCGGCCTTTGATGACCACCAGCAACCCACAGGCCTCGCGGGGTTGTTCCGCTTTGGCGTGCTCTAGTGCTGCGTCGCGCCAGATCATGGTCATCCGCTAAATGTACCAACGCCAGGGAAGCCACCAAATGGCAATTCAGCATTTTGCCCGAACCGCAGGTGGCAGCTATTTAGTCGCTTGCCGCATACGTCACCGCTGGCACTCAGCACCGACTGGTCTGCAGCATCAAAATAATTGGTGCCGGTGTAGCCGCATTCAGCAGAGCGGTAGGTCCATGGGCACAAGTTGGCGATGCACTGCCGCTTGGGTGCTCGCACGCCAGCAATGTCAAAACTAGCTGCCAGTTCAAACTCAACGAGGCTGCGATTTTCCGCACTCTTTCTATCTACATAATAAATTTCTCGCGGAAATTCGGCGCTGCCATCTTCACTGGGATTGATTGGCTCCAGCAGGAAACTACCGCCATCTTCAAGCAGCAACGCATCACCATCCTCAAGTAAAAGGATGTCACCGCTGGGTGGGTAGTTGACCGCATCAAGATATTTAGCCAGCGTGCGAATGCGCGTTACCTTTGCACCTTCCAGTCCAACCGGCAAACTGAGGATGATGGCCGTAACCGTGCCGAAGATATTGCTGACACGGATTTTTGGCCGTGGCAATGTCCCTTGGCCGCTGTATTCAAACCCATCGGCCTCAATCGGAAATCTTAGGTAGCTATTGCCACGCCAGATTACATCACCGTTATTGACCAAGCTGGTACCCGAGTGGAAACGATAAATCTCGTTACTGCCGTGGATAGCAGTGACCAGCTCCAACTCAAACAGCTCGATAATCGCGCTGGGGTTGGGCGACTGAAAATCACCCGACAGGATGGTAACCGCCATCCATGTAACGGTGCCATCGACAGTGGTATTACCGATGACCGTCGGCCAGAACGGTTCCGTCGCGCTAGTTGTACCAGCAACCGTGCAGCGGAAGAAGAAGCCCGTCGCTGGTGGAATCGTTGCCTGAACAACATCACCGACGTTGTAGGCGTAACTAGCTTGCCACAGTGCGGGTGCGCTCATGGTTCAAATACCCTTTTGAACGTTGCGCCAACACTGTTGTTATTGAAGTTCATGTATTGAATACTCCATTCGCTGCAGACGAATTTAGCCGTTTGACCGCTCCTTGGATCCGTCCAAGCAAATCCTGTAACGCCTTTAGCGCCGCGCAGATAATCACGGATTTGATTGCGCTCAGCATTTGTTCGGTTATCAAATGCAAGCGTCCAAGTCTCCTCTTGCGGTTGCAAGCCAAAGGCAATGCGTTGGCGGTAGCCATCTCCAAATGTGGTGACCTGTGCGCGGCTATCAAACGAATGCTTGGCCGAGAATTCTGGTATCCAAGAAAATGCAACAGTTGGCTCCGCAGGCAATGTCAGGTTGGGGCCCTCTGGCAAATACTGCAATTCAAACGTGGCGCTGATAGTGCTGTAATTGCAAGAGTCAAGCGTTGTATCCCACGAAGGGCAGACAAAACTTGCCGTCTCGCCAAATGGCGTCTCCCATTGAAATGGTTCGGTTCCAGCACGCGCTTGAAGGAAGCTATAAATGCCATCACGATCAGCGCTGGTGCGACCACTGAATGTCAGCTCCCAAGTGTCCTGCAAAGGATTGAGGCCGAATGTTGTGCGATGCTCGTAACTGGGATAAACGACTTGGCTGACGCGCGGCTTAGTGCTTTCTTGCACCGGGAAGTCAGGGACGTAGGTGAATGTGGCCATGCTTTACCTACCTCCCGAAAGTAAGCCACCAGGGCGCTGCTGCTTAATCAGCTCGGCTTGCACTGCGCCGGCAATCACACGGCCCAACGCAGCGCCCTGCGCAGAGTCGCCTTGCACCTGCGTGCCCTTGGCATCAACACTGACATTAACAGTGGTGGCGCCACTGCCGCCCCCCGCAACGCCAAGCTTGCCGTCTGGACCGCGCTTGAGTGGCATGATCGCTTCAGGTCCAGCTTCACCCATGACTCCTGTAGCCATGGCGCTGCCACGAGCAAACTTAAACAGCGTTGGACTGTTGACGATGCCTCCCTTGGCATAAGGGACGATTCCGTTTTGCGCGAAGGCGTTGCCGTTGGCATTCAAGACGCCTAGAGGGTTATTGATTGAAGCGGGAGCAGACAAATCAGAGAGTCCAGCTCCCCCAGCTGCAGCGCCAGCGGTGGGATTGAAGATCCTTACAATCGTGTTCAAGATCGCCAGCTTGATCCATTCCGCAATCATCTTGGCGGCCATGTCAGCGAAATACTCGGCCACGCTGCTGAAGAAGCCAGCCAATGCTTCCTTGGCACTCACGCTGCCGGTAATGACGCCCTTGAATGCATTGCCAAATGCATCGCCAATTGCGGTGGCGGCGCCGACGACCTGATTGCCAACATTAAGCAGCTCATTCAATCCACCCTGGATCCTTTCAATCTCGGCGCCAATAATTGTTGAGGGAGAGTCATTGCTAGCAATACGATCCTGCTCAGCCTTGCCCTCGCCCTTAATTCTTTCAAGTTCCTTGCGTTGCCGCTCGATCTCATCAGCAGAAGCGCCATCAGCCTGAGCCTTGACAAGCGCTGCCTCTGCGGCGCGAATTGTCTCCTCAACCACTTTCTTGGTCTCAAGATACTGTCTTGCTGTAGCTGGCAAGGTCCCCTGCGCAATCAATTCACCATATTCACGCTCAAAAGAAGCACGATCTTTGAATTCCGCCATTTGCTTGGATGCGGTTTCCATTGATTTTTTTAACTCATCATTTGCTTTCTTCTCTTGCTCGGCAAGACTAAAAACAAGCTTTGCGGATTCTTGAATTGATTGCTTTTTAAGTATTTCAAGCCTTAGCTCTTTATCCTTGGACGGAATTTTTTCTAGATCAAGTTTTGCTGCCTCGGATACCAATCGCGTTTGAGCAACAAGCGTTTGCAGGATTGCGGCCTCACGCTCATCACCAGCTAACTTCGCTTGAGAAATTAACGACTCAGCTTCAAGCAGCTGATCCATCAAGTTCAATTCAATGCGCAATTCAGCGGCGCGACTTTCTGGTCCCTTGGCGCCCTTGCCGCCCCCCTTGCCACCGCCGTCCCCTGCACCCGTGCCTCGACCAAAATTAAAAGAACGTGTTCGCGTGGATCGAAAACGGACCTGAGAGCTAGGTGCTCCATAGCGCCCAAATCCACCGGTATCCCCAAAAGTGCCGACAGGCCCGCCCTGCGCGGCGCGGCTGGAAGCGCCAGCGGCATACTGAGCTGCGCCTGCTAGCAGGCCTGCAGTATTCCCGCCCAGAATGCTGCGAATTGGCGCAGGCAAATTCTGCCACCAATTGGCAATAAGACTACTCAATCCGTTAAATGCTGCCGAAGCATTGGACTGCATGTTTGAAAAAGCGTCCGCCCAAGCGCTATCAGTATTTTCAGCGCTTACTTGGCCAGACTGAGATACAGAACCAAAAACATCATCAAACAATTGCTGAATAAACGACGCAGCTGGAGAGAGACTGTCTCCCAAGTTTTCAAAAGCCTGTCCGACATCACTCGCAGCTGCCTGACCATCTTCTTTAATTTGCTCCATGCTGCGCTTAAAGTCTCCCGCAACAACATTTCCAATGTTGTCAACCCAGTTTCTAAAGATTTCATTGGTGTCATAAACCGCTTTGCCAAGCAGCCCCAGGCCAACAACTCCCGCCGCCACCCAGCCAAATGGCGATATGCCAAGCAATGCAGCCTTCAACCCTTGCACAGCCAGACTTGCCGTGCCAGCGATGCCACCCATTTGCGCGATGGCGGCAGAAACCTTAACAAAGGCCGCTGCAGCATTTGTTGCTATTGGAATTGCGGCTGCTATTGCGCCCAGCCCCAGCAAAGCCTTAAGCCCTCCTACGATTACTCCAGAATTATCAGCAATGGTTTTAGCGATAGCAGCAATACTTGCAGCAAAGTTGATAATATTTTGCTCATTTTCAATTAAAATATTTGAAACAATTTCCTGGAACTGTGCGCCAACTGGCTGCAGCTCACGCCCAACCGCTTCTCGCAATCGGGCAAAAGTGACCTGAATTCGATCACCAGCAGCCTGACTGCTGGCTGCAATTTCATTTGCAGAACTGCCATAACGGGTACTCAATGCTTGCACAAATTTCATGAAGTCATTAAGTCCGACTTCACCGCCCTCCAGCAACTTATCCAATTCTTGCGGGGTCTTGCCAATGGATTGCGCAAATAGCGTGAATGCACCAGGGAGTCGCTCACCAATTTGCTGCCGCAATTCTTCGGCGCTTACCTTGCCTTTGCTAAACACCTGCGCCGTAGCCCGCAACGCAGCTTCCATGTCATTCAAGTTGCCACCCGTACCACGGATACCAGCAGCAATTCCCTCAAATGCCAATTTGGCGGCGTCAACATTGCCACCAGCGCCGATCACGCTGGCCGATAGCTGAGTGAATTGCTTATTCAACTGATCCTGAGGAATCGCCAATCGACGGCTAGTGGCATCAATAAATTGCAAGCTCTTTTCGTACTCAGCTTGGCTGCCAACCACATTGCGCAGAGCAATCCGCTGCTTGTCGATTTCAGCCGTGAAGGCCGCCATCTGGCCTAGCGATTGCCGAATCATTCCTGCCTGCGCACCAATGGCAGCACCAGCAAAGGCGCCAGGCACGCCGCCAACTGCTGTGCCGATTGCGCCACCAATGGCGCCCTCAGGACCACCAAAGATGCCACCACTGATGACAGCGCCAGCCGCTTGGGTGGCTTCCATGGCGCCAAGGCGGCGGCGGCGGCCCTGCATCCGCTGCATTCGGCGGTCGATTGCAGCCATAGCCTGATCGGCTTCCCTGGCAACCTTTCCGTAGTCAACGCTTAGTGGGCTGATCGTGGTGCGAAGTTGTTGCCAAGCATCACGCTGTTGTTGCAGGCTGCGGACGCTGCCATCCGAAGAAGCCGCAACAGTGCGAATTTGTTGTGCAACTTCCCCATAGGTGCGGCCCATGAGTTGCGCAGCGTTTGCACCGGCTTGGCCGCTGATTGCTCCAATAGAGCGGAATAGTTCACTTGGCGCTTCTGGGCCAAACATTTCCCCCGTCAAGCCGCGCCCAGCAATCCCCGCTCGCTTTGCACGATTTCTTTCGATAGAACGGCTAACCGCATCCCGGGCACGCAGAGCATCATTCTCTGCATTGATCGCTCTTAGGTTTGCAATGCGATCATTGATTTCATCTTTGCGAGCCTTGTTAGCCTCTCCCGTAACGCGATCAAGCTCCTGTTGTACTGTTTTAATTTCACTAAGGCGTTGCTTGTAATCACGAAGCGTGTAATTAGTATTTTGCAGGTCTTCTCGCAGCTCGACAAGTCGAAGACTTAGTGCAGCAGTTGTTTTTGGTAGCTCCTGCTCCGGCGTCATCGCACCAATCAATGGTGCCCCAACCGCCTGTGCGCCAGCAATTACGCCCTGGCGAGCCTGCGCCCGCCCAAAAGCCGTCTCCCTAATTGTGATTTCAGTGAGTTTGTCGCCATATGCCCGGGCGCTGACGCTTATGCCATCCAGCTCACGCCGCAATGCAGCAAGCTGAATGCGGAAGGCTTCGGGGCGACGGGCAGGAAATTGATTTGCAATTTGCCGATCAGTTTGCTCAGCAGCACGGCCAACAGCTTTGTAATCCTGTTCCAGGCTTTTAAGTGTTTTGCTGAGCCGGGTTACATCATTGGCAAGTTGTGAGTAAACATTGCCGCCAACAGTGGCCTGTGTGCGCAGCGTTTGAAGCGCCTGAATCTGACCCTTTAGTGCTTGCTCGCTATTATTTAGGCTCTTGGCGTATTCATTGATCTGCTTACGAGCAGATTCAATTTGCGTGTCAGTAAGAGTTGTTGCGCGGCCTAGCTCACGAAAACCACTCGCAATCTTTTTTAGCTCCTCACCGCCTTCAAACTTAAGTTGAACCAGCAGCTCCTCAATCCGGTTCCTAGCCATTGGCTTTCTCCTTGTGAAGCTCGGCTAGGGCTGCGGTCTCCATGATCTGCAGGTCTTCCAACATGCCACGCCGGTCCTTGACATCATAAAGCTCAAACATCCCCCCGGCACCCAGAAGCACTTCATATTTCATCCCGGTGTAGCCCGCCATGCTCACCTGCCACTGCGTACCCATACGCAGGAACATCATCACTGTTTCCCAGTTGTCATCCCAAACCAAAAAGCCCTCAGGCCTTGAGGGCTTGTTCTCAACGGGCAGGATCAAGCCAAATGCCTTGGCGTCATCATCCGTCTTGTCATCTACCGGCTGCGCACCCCCTGCCCAGTGGATCGCAGCGTCTCTTAGTTTCCCTCCCGTGCCGCGTTGAAGGTCTCGGTGTAAGCCTTCAGTACACCACGGATCCAGTAGGGATCATCAGCGAATTCTTTGACGGCTGCCTGGGAGAACGGAATGGGCTTGCCATCCTCATCATCCATGCCGTCCCAGTTGACAAGCACTGCCTGTAACATCTGCACGTCGCCTTTCTCGCTCAACTTGGCGAACTCAGTACGCCCCAGCCGCTTGAACGTGGCATCAAAGGTGCTGGAGTCAAAGGTGCCGCCATCAGACGGCTCTTCCACCGTGACGGGCCACTTGAAGGTTTTAACCTTCTTTCGGATAAAAGTCATGTGAGGTACTGGACTGCTACAAGCATACAGTCAAACAAAAAAAATGGCCTCACGCCTTGGTTAAATGCGCTGCGCAGCCTCGGGCTAGGCAAAAACCAGCTTGAATTCGTCGTTGCCGTTGGTCGATGGCGTTGCCACATACGGGATGGAAAGGCCTTGGATGCTCTCTGCGTCTTCATAGTCAGGATCCACCAAGTCAATTCGGCTGGACAGCAGCGCCACCAGATTTCCAGCAGTCTTTCCATGGATGAAGGACAAATCACCTGCAGCGGGGTCGGTTGGATCTAGGTAAATACGCTCAGAATCTTCGTAAAGCAAATCGAAAGAATCCTCGGTCAATAAGGCGTCAACAGGGTCCATCTCGCCGCCCAGCGCTGCAGCGAAAAAATCCTTCCCACTGACCCCAGCCAAGACTGGCGCCTCTATTTCAACGCTGCCATTCACGTCACGACCCGTGATGAATACCTCCTCATGGCAATTGAGCAGATCACGAAAAATCAGTTCGTTGCCCAATTCCATGACGACTGATCGAAGACAGCCACGGAATCCAAGCAGGGCAAAAGCACCTGTGTTGCCAGCCTTGAAAATACTTGGCGGCCCCTGATTGGCATATGTCACCGCCGGCAACGCAGTATCCGTTGGAGGGTTGTAAATGCCGTTGAAAACAAACTCAATGGCCGGTATCGAGCCCAAGTCCGCAACTACGGCACAGGTGCCCCTGCATCCGGTAATACGATGAAGCGTTCCATCAACATTGTAATAAATAGTTGTTGACTGTGGATTGTCGCTAATAGGTTCGTAGATAGTGGAAACATCAATGCTGTAAACACTTGTACTGTCGTAAGTTGTATTGTTGTTCAAGGGTCGAATTGATGCAACCTTACTGGCGCCGACATAATCAATAATCAGCCCAAGTGTTCCTTGCCCCAATCCGCCAGTCACTCGAATAATTCGGCCAACGTAAACACGCTCAACCGAGCTAGCACTGGCATCAAGCGTGATTGCATTGACTCCACCCCCAGCCGCAGTGCCTGCAACCGGGCCGCTTGTCACTGTTTCGCTCAGCGAACAGGCCTTCAGCAGTGAGCTGAATTGTGGTGTCACTCCGACTACGCCGCTGCCTGTCAGCTCAACACTCATTGATACTTCGACACGAGTATTGGCCAGCAACTGCTCCGAAGCGCCGTAATACGGACGCACGGTCTCACGATCAACTACTTCGCTTTGCAGCGGAATAATTTCCAAGTCAAAAACGTGTATGGCATCAAAAGCTCCACTAGGAGCTGAATCAATGCCATACACGCCCTCAATTTTGGAAAGGATCAGTCGCTTCTTGGTAAGTTGCACCATGATGGCGCTACCGCTGAAGCCACCCTAGGCGAAGACGAGCCTAAACTCGTCATTACCAGCCGTGCTCGGGATTGCCGTGTAAGGCAGCGACAGCATGTGAATGCCATCTTGATCCTGATAGCTGGGGTCACCGATGTCCACGCGGGTGGACTGCAACGCCACGATGTTGCCACCAGTGGTGCCATGGATGAATGAAAGCTCACCCAGGGTGCCGTCAGTCAACGCAGCAGTGAAATAGTCCTTCTGCGCGATGGTCGGTGCCTCGATCACAACCGTGCCAGTGGTGGCGCGATCAGTGATCAGCACTTCCTTGGTGCAGCCCACCAGCTCCCGATACACCGTGCTGTTGCCCAGGTCCATCGAAACAGACTGGAGGCAGCCGCTGTAATCCAGCAGGGTGAAGGCACCGCTGTTACCAGCCTTGAAGATCCGAGGCGTTGCCTGATCGGCGTAGGTGACGCTCGGCGCAGCAGTGTCGGTCGGAGCGTTGTAAACCCCGGTCATCGTGAAGTCGATGGTCGGGATTTCGCCAACAGCAGTGTTGATCGAGAACGTGCCACGGCAACCAGTGAGCTTGTGCAGCACACCGTCAATGTTGTAGTGAAGCGTCACCGAACCAAACGTGGAACTCACCGGGGTGTAAACCACGTGAGCGTCAATGCTGTAAACGCTGGTGTTATTCAGGGTCACCGCAGCGCCAATGGAACGCAGCGTGGCGACCTTGGTCGAGCCAACGTAATCGGTGATCAAGAACACCGAGCCAACGCCAAGACCAGAAGTGATGCGAATCACTTGGCCGTTGTAAAAGTCGTTGTTGGAGCTAGCGCCAGCAGCCAAGGTGATGCTGTTGGAGCCACCAGCAGTGGCAGTGCCGGTCACAGCAGGCGAAACAGTCGTCTCAGCCAAAGCACATGCCTTGAGCACCTTGCCAAAGCGTGGCGCGGTGCCAGCAGTGCCACTGCCAGCCAGTTCCACGCTGAAGGTGCATTCAACGCGAGTGTTGGCGAGCAGTTGCTCGGATGCACCCAGATAGGGTCGCACCAGATCGCGGTTGACCACATCACTCTGCTGAGGAGTGATGTTCAGATCCCGCACCAAAATGGCATCAGCGCCATCGGGCGAAGGGTCAACCCCGTAGCTGGACTCCGTCTCCGCCAGAATCAGGCGTTTGCGTGTCAGAAGTGGCATCGGAAATTACCTCTTGGATTTCAGGTTCCCCCGCCATTCCTGGTGGGAGTGTGCGTTGCACCAAGGTGCGAACGCCGGTCTCGGAGTCAAGGATGTACGAGCCACCTTGCCCTTGGTACGCATCTACAACAATAGGTTGAGGTGCTTGGTACTCCTTGCGTTGACGTGATGTCATGCTGTGAGATCCGCGACTTGCGTGCGATAAAGCACGTCGTACTCACAAGAGATTACTCCGGCAGGCTGATCAGCCTCAACCATATTGAAAGTCGTCAAAGCTGGCTGGATGTCAATTGCCAGTCCGCCCAATGTCAGATCAGCCATTAACTTGCTGTGCATATCCACAATTGTTGGGTCAGCAAGTTGATCAGGCACGTTGCCACGCACGATCACCACCACACGAACGCGCATGGTCGCATCTAGCTTTGGCAGGCTGGTGTTCTGTTCATACGTGATCGTCGCAGGCTCAATCACAATCGCAGGCGTTTCAGCCCTCGCCATTGCTTCAACACGACTACGCCAGATCCGTGTACCAGCGCCTGCTGTTCCTTGCAATGCGGTGTAAATCGCTGCGAGGATTTGCTCTCGTTTACTTGCCATTGATGAATCCCGGCGGACCTGGGTCGCAACCCTTAGTCAGTATCGCAACAGCACGCTTGTAGTAGTAGCAGTCCGTTTTACCTGCACGCTCTAAGGCTTCCTTCACCTTGGCCCAGTTGGCGCGGGTGTCGGCATCCATTACGCAACCTCAACAGCCACAAGCCGAGCCCGGCCAAGAGTGATGTCCACATTGCTGCTGTGGTTGGCAATGAACAGCGCCACCTCGTCGCCAGCAGCCATGCTGATGATCCAATTGGTAACCAGCTTGGCTTCCTCCGCGCCGGAACCTGTAAAAGCGCGGCACTCGGTTTGATCTATGGCAGTGCCATTCTTAGCCAGTTTGATACCGAGGATCTTGTTGTTGCCGCTGACAGTTTTGGCGTCGATGCTGCCGTAGATCTGCATCAGCTTGGTGCTGCCGCTAGTGTTCTTCACCGCAAATGCGTTGGTGGTGCCAAGCGTCATGCCGTTGGCTGTGGTGCTGTCAAAGGTGCCAGTAAGACCAGTGGAAACGTAGACGCCCTGCGTAACTATGTCGATGGTGCCAGCGTCCATCTTGCTCACCTGGCCGCGCACCACCGCCCCTGCCGCTGTTAAGTAATAAGACAATGCAGACCAAGCGCTGCTGCCATTACCGACCTTGAAGTTGCGGGTGTCAGTCTCGATGCCAACCTCCCCCAACAAAAGCACGGGATTCGCTGCTGTCCATGCAGAGGCTGTATCACGCCGAAGCCGAAGTCGTGCTGTGCTGCTCATGCCGCCCCGCTGTCAAATACGTTCTCATCAGCGTAAACGGTACTTGCGCCACCACCGTCAACAACAGAGTCGAGCTGCACCACGGGTGCTACCGGAATATCGCTATCAGCATCATCACCATTGATCGGCGTGAAACTCGTCTGATATGGCGTCTCAACAGAACGCTGAAGCATCAACTCGACAAACTTGCCGTCATCCATAAATTGCACATTCCGCACCGTGTAAGCCGCGCCATTGACCGAAACCTGCGAGCCGTTCAACAGATCGCCAAACTCAGATGCCTTTGCTGTCACCTTGTAGTCCGTAGTCAAGATCACGCCATCAGCGATGATCTCGCTTGGCATATCAAAAATGCCAATGCCGCTTACATCGCCTGCCGTTACTGGCACGCCGAAATCGGCCAAAAACAGATCCAGGTCTTCGCTGAATGCCATGACTACATGGTAGCGGCCTCGCTATTGTTCAGCCACTGGTGGTGTGGCAATGCTTTCAACCAAGTACCGCCTGCGCCTGGAAGCAATCTGTGCCCGCATTGCAGCGCAGCAACCAGTCGAGCTGCAAGATCGCATCTGGGCAAACAAGCTTGGCGAGGTCAATCGCACTGCAGCCTCAATGCTGCGGCAAGCGCAACGCCGAGCGCAAAACCCTGAAATGCACGAAGGAAGCCTTGATGACTTCCTCAATCAACTTGACATCGGAGGAGTTGGCGACGAAGCCAAGGGCATTCGTCGTTTCAACAGCCCAGATGAAATCGCAGACTTCTTTCGGCAAGACAAACCTGAGGACTGGCGGCAGCGAGACTGATCAGAATTCGCAGGCGATGGTATCGCCGCTTTCCATCAACAAGTAGTCGCCATTTTCCAGCTGGAAATGGCTGACGACTATCAGCGTCAAGTTGTAGATCATGTCAAGAGCGCCAGGACCTAAAAGCCCACGGCCACGCAGCAGATCTTCCATGTCACATCGTCCCCACCTTGCAGCTAACCGTTGGCGTGCCGCCAGTAATAGACACCAGCCTCAGTCTTACGAATGACACAGGTGCCATCAGGTAATAGGCGGTCGTGCCATTCGCTGAAAGTGTCGTATCGGTATTCGTGGCGTTCAGGTTGAAATAATTCGTGCCATCCAGGCTCCCCTCAAGCCGAATAACGACACTCGTTCCCACATCAGCCAACGTCACCTGAAAGGTCAGTGTTGCGCCAGTTGTCGCCTGAGCAGTGGTGACACCAGTTCCACTCAGCGAGCCAAGGTCAGCAACGTCAAAAATGCTGTTATACCCAAAAGGCACATGCGTCATGTCATCCTCTTTGCTACCAACAGCCTACCAATGGAAAGCCCCACCCCACTTGAGTGGGATGGGGCAACCAATCACTCAAGATCAGGCGTACTTCAGCACGGCAACAGCATTGACGCTATAGACATGAGTCGAGGTGTCCACAGTGGACACAGCCTTGATCCAGCGCTTGGCAACACCCTTGGGGAACACCAGGAACTGCTTAGAGGCAGTGGTGCTCACCTGAGCGAAGGCAACAGTGCCGGAAGCCTGCTCAACGCCACCACGGCTGAACACAGTGGTGATGTCGGTGTAATCTCCTGACTCAGTGTCAGAAGACTGCAGCTTCACGTTCAGGGTCGAAGTACCACCGTTGGCGACATCAAGAATTACGACGACATCGCCTTCGTAGTTCTTCATGTCAACGGCAGTGCCGTTAAGAGCGCTGGTGCGGCTTGCAGTAGGCGCAAACGCAACATGAGACAGTTTTTCCAGACCAGTAGAAAGAATGGCCATGATTTACTCCTTGGAGGAACGGGGTTTGCGGGTACGTCGCATGGACGCATTTTCCACGACCTCCACAACTTCTTCAGGAGCAAGCTCCTCTTCAGTTTGGAGTGTGGTCTCCACTGGCTCAAGCACAGGCTCAAGCTCAGTGGCAACTTCAGGCGCGATCTCAACAGGTGCGGTTTCTGCTGACAGCCCCTCCACCACCGCAGCGGCTTTATTGGAGCTGATCAGCAGAAAGGCATCATTTGCCTCCAGATCAAGGATGGAGCCCACCTCGGCGGGCTCTCCTTTGATCATTACGCCTCGCAGGATCTCAACCTTCATGATGATCAGGTGCCGTAGCAGAAGGCGCCGGGCTGCTTAACAGCCACGTCGAGGTCTTGATGGGCAATCACGCGCACGGTGCCAGCAGTGGCCCCAGCGTAGGGATCAACCATCAGGTCCAGACCGGACCACATGCCCATCACCATCTGGCTGAAGTCACCGAACAGAGCATCGTTGCTCAGCAGTTGGTTGGAGACGATCACCGGATAACCGTTGACCTCGTTGTTCTCCCACACAAAGGAAGCCTCGGTGCCGGCCTTGCTGGTGGACTTCAGGAGGCCACGAGCGGTGGCGTTCATGATGTACCGCAGCGAACCCACGTCAGCGTTAGCAACAGCAACGTCGGTCTCCATCGCAATCAGCTGCACAAAGGTGCCAGCGTTGGTCAGGGTCTCAGTGCCGATGCCAGTGGTGTTGATCAGACCCAGAGGCTGGTTGGTGGAGCCAGTGCCGTACATGGCAGCACGGTCAACTTCCAGAGCGATCACACGAGCCAGGTCGTTACGGATCATGCCCTCAACGTCGATGCTCGACTGGAGCAGCAGACGACGGCTGTAGTCCACAAAAGCGGCCACAGTCTTGGGGGTCATGTTGACCTGATCAATCGCTTGCTGCGATTCGGTCGGAGCAACGTTCTCACCCACCCAGTAAGCAGTGGCGGCGCTGGTCTGACGGGGGATCGAGATGTTGCCCTGCAGGCCAGTCAGCATCGTCACGCCAGCCTGGGCCAGTGCCAGACGGTTGCGGAGCAGATCAATGAAGCTGCCAGCAAGCAGTTCATCAGCCACCAAGTTGCCGCCGGAAGCGGGGATGTCCACCACCAGATCACGACGCAGCACCTCGTTCGGCACCACGATGCCGTTTGAAGAGCGCTCGTACTTGGAAGCGGCAGCCTTACCAACCTCAATCTCAAATTCAGCAGAGCGACGGGCGCTTGCATCACCAGGATTGGCCAGGTAGTTCAGAGCCTTGATGAAGCTGAAGCGCTTCACCTCTTTCTTGTCCAGACCCAGATCGTTCTGAGTCATGTCTTGAGAGCGAATAGGTTGTTCCATGGGGGCTTGGCCGAGTTTGTCGAGGACAGAAGCACGCGCTTCATCGAGGGTGCGACCACCATCGATCAATTCGCGGGCCAGATCTTGCAGCTGGTGCTTTTCGCCCAGTGCGGTGATGGCGGCGATACGGCTCCGCTCGGCCTCGACGGCCTTGGACCGGATCACCTCCACATCAGGGGTGTTGTTCTCCATTTGAACCTCAGGTTCGGGTGATGCGGCGGAGGCCGCTTGACTGCGCACTTCCTCCTGAATGGATTCAGTGACTTCAGTTTCGATCTTAGTCTCCTCGGGTTGCATAGTTTGCTCCGGAATGAGTGAACGTCCTACGCCCACCGTCGGATCGGCGGGAATAGAAACAACGCTGATTTCATAAGGAGACCAGCTCGTGGCGACCATTGCGCCGTCGCGCTCTTGCATTTCATCAATTGAATAGCCGAAGCTCACGCCACGCAAAATGCCATCGCGCACGTCATCAAGGATCTCTTGAGCAGCCTTGCTGCGGCTGAAACGCACTTTTGCGTAACCACGCCTCTTCTGACCGTCAACCCAAGCGCGTTCAACCACGCCCAGTACACGATCAGGATCATGGTTAAACAGCAGCGGTGCGCCATCGTTCAACCGCTCAAGGACTGCTGCATCCATTTCATGGCTCAGCACTTCCTTCCCGAAATACCGTTCAACCGGATACTCCGA